CGTTCCGAAGCTGGCAAAAACGCTAAAGGAGTGGACTGAGGGAGCCAAAGCGTATGACACGCCGGAAGCTCGCCAGCGCTTGGTGGCCGCGTACGAAGAAGGCAAGAAGATTCCCGATGCTGATCGCTGGTATTGGGTCAAACAATTGCAGGATGCTTTCAAGCGAGAGTACGGCGACGTTCAGGGGCATCAGCGTTTTAAGCGAGACTTTGCTGACGCGATGTCGGCGACGACTGGCGGTGCAAATCCGACAGCAAATTATTTGATGGCGCATTACGCCAACTTTTTACGCAACAAGGATCTACTGACACCGCCGTCGCATCAGATGCCGTACCCGATCGGCGGTCAGTATGCGGCCGGCAATATGAAGATGTACGCCAAGACGGCGCGTGATCCGAAGTTTTCCGACTTCGGCACCGGCAACGAGAAGCGGCACGACTTCGACTACAGCTTTCTTGGCCACAAGAACAAGCCGGTCATTGATGAGCAGATGTCCGGCATCATCAGGCCTGCCGCGCAAGGCAAGCCAGCCATGGCACAGCCCGAATGGTACGGGCTCGCGGCCAGGGTTGTGGAGGACGTGGCCAACCAGCTTGGCGTAGACCCTCGCGAATTTCAGGAGGTTGCCTGGGCTGGCCACAAGAAGATGACGACGGAGGCCGCTGACAAGAAGTTTGAGTACGAAGGCCCGATGGTCAATCACGTCAATGCTGCGATCGAGCGCACGCACCGGCTGACCGGCATGCCGCGCGATGAGATCGTCCGCCGCGGTGTCATCCGTGGTGAGATTCCGCTGTACGGCCTGAGCGGCATTGTCGCCGCAGGCGTTGCGGCTGACATCGCCAAGAACGCGCAGCAGCAGGAGCGGCCCCAGGTCACCGTACCGCTCAGGCGCGCGGGCGGTGGGCGGGTTGAGCAAAATCGGCGTCCCATCGTCACGCTGCCGCGCGACGCGAAGGGGATGTTCATCGAACCCGATACCTTGACGCCTGACGTGCAAAGAATGCTCGACCACAATCGCGAGCGCTTTGCCAAGCATCACAACTATGCTGACGAGCATTATGGCGAGCAGACCAGCTACGACCCGAAGGGCGACTACAATTGCGGCCGCTGCAATCAGGCCGAAGGCGATGAATGTCTGCTGCTTAAGATCAAGCGTATCGATCGCACGGCCGGTTCATGCCGTCAGTGGGAAAGCATCCGGCAGGGCGACGCGGAAATGCCGCTCTATCGCGAGCCGCCCGAGCAGGCTGTCTATGGCGTAGCCGCCAACGGCAAGGGCTTCGGCTGCAAGCGCTGCCCGTATTCCAAGCCGGCGAAAAACGCTGATGACCTCGGCCGCCGCCATTGGTGCGGATACGGTGGATTCCATCAAACGCCGAGCGGGTGTTGCGAGCTGAACGGCGCCGAGACAGTCGATCAGCCAAAGGAAGCCCTGAAGCGCGCCCACGGCGGCCGCGTCGATCGCCGCGCCATCGATCACGCACCGACGGAAGCGCAGAAAAGGGCGGGCAATTACGCCAAGGACAGACTTCACATCCTTGGCCTGCGAATCTCGGTCGAGAACGCAGCCGGCTCCTGGCGGCATGGCAAGGATAAGAACGGCAAGGACTGGCATTCAAAGCTTAGCTTTCCTTACGGCCAGATCCTCGGCACTGAAGCAAGGGACGGCGATCCTGTCGATTGCTACATCGGTCCGCACAGGAAGTCGCCGCGTGTTTTCCTCATCGATCAAATTGATCACGAGACCGGAAAGTACGACGAGCCAAAGAGCATGCTCTGCTTTGGCAGTGAACTGCAGGCCATTAACGCCTACAAGGCTAGTTTTTCAGATGGCAAGGGCGCGAAGCGGATCGGAAAAATTACGGAGCTGCCTGTTCCGCTGTTTCGCGATTGGCTTGAGAATGGCGATACCCATAAGCCCTACTCGCCACCATGATCTTGACATCTGTGTGTAATCCAAACTAGCTTGCCCGCTCACTAAGCCGACGTCCCGTGCTGTGGACGCCGAAGGACAGCTCCCCGCGCCGGAGATGTTGTCAGGGGACTTCTCGCCTACCCGAGCTGGGTAAGGCCACTCCGCACGAAGCACCAAACGGCTGTCGCATGCTGCGATAGCGATCTCTGGGCATAACTGGGCCGCGCCGGCTCAAGCAAATGCCGAGATTGGGGCATTTTGCTATGGCCAATACTGCAGCACCCTGGGGCTTCCGCCGTTGGGGTGCAATGGGCGGCGCGCCGAACTTTATGTTCGCGAGCGGCCAACCGATCCCAGGAAGCACGACAGCGGCCGGGTATCGCATCGCAGCTGGCGGTTCTGCCATCTTCTTTGGCGATGCGGTCCAGATGAACCCGACCGGTCCAAGCGGATTTCTCATCCCTTGGGTGAACGGTGCGGGCACTAACACGACCAGCATGCTCACCGGCATCTTCTTGGGCTGCGAGTACTACTCAACCAGCCAGAAGAAGACGATCTACAACAACTACTGGCCGGGCAGCGACGCGACTGGCGACGTTCGCGCCTACGTCCTCGATGATCCACTTACGATCCTTGAGGTGCAGGCAGGCGTAGCAGCGACGCCCTTCACCGACGCGATGATTGGTCAGACGGCCGACATCGTTAACGGTTCCGGCACTGGCAACACAACGACTGGCATCTCGACCATGTCGCTCGCCACGCCGACGACCACCGCAACACTTCCCTTCAAAGTCTGGGGATTGGTCACGTCTCCGTTGGGTGCCAACGGGACTGACATCACGACGGCGTTCAACAACGTCCTCGTGCAGTTCAACAACCAGATGTTCAAGACGTTACAGGGGGTCTGAGCCATGGCTATCAATGTCTCGGCAGTACGCGACCTCCTGGTCCCCGGTCTCCGGGGTGTGGTCGGCGAATACAAGCAGTGGCCTGCGATCTGGCCGCGCTTATTCGACCAGGGCAAATCTGAAATGGCACAGGAACGCACCGCTTCTATGCGCTTCCTGCCGTTAGCGCAGCTCAAGACTGATGGTGGACAGACGGCCTTCGACAATGCGGCCGGCGAAGCCTTCATCTACAATCAGCTGCACATCGGCGTGGGATTGGGCTACGCAATCACGCGAAACACCATCTCGGACAATTTGTATAAGGCCCAATTCCGGCCTTCCAATCTCGGGCTGCAGCGTTCATTCGCTCAGACCAAAGAGATCTACGCAGCGGCCGTCTTCAACACCTCGACCACCTACGATCAGACGGTCGGCGGTGACGGCGTGTCGCTCATCAACGTTGCGCATCCGCTGCCTGCGGGTGGCTCCGGCCCGGCAGTTTGGGCCAATCGTCCGAGCGTCGACGTCGATCTGAACGAGGCTTCGCTGCTCAATGGCATGATTGCGATCCAGACCGGCTTCTACGACAACGCCGGACTGCGCATGATGGCGACGGGCAAGCTGCTCGTCATTCATCCAAATAACGAGCCTGTTGCGCTTCGCTTGCTGCGCGCCGAACTGCGGCCCGGCACGTCACAGAACGATCCGAACGTCATCCCGACCACGGCTGGCGGCATCAGCGACTACGTGAAAGATGTCTTCTTCACGTCGCCGTATCCTTGGTACATCAAGACCGATCAGCCGGGCCTGTTGTATCTTGAGCGTGAGCCGTTTGAGATTGACATGCAGGTAGATTTTACGACCGACAACTTGTTGGTCAAAGGTTGGGAACGCTACTCGTTCAACTTCAACGATCCGCGCGCTGTCTACGGCACGGCGCCTACCGCATAAGGGGACCGCACCATGGCAATGGACGTCCAGGTCGGCCCCTTCATCTCGGTCGGCAACGCGATCTATCCGACGACCGCAACTGGTTTGCCGGTTGGCACCGAGGAGCTTGATCTCGAGGCCGGACCGAATCTCCAGTATCAGGGCGACGCCATTCTTGACCCGCGCTTCTATCTCCAGAAGGACTACGCCGCGGGCAAGCAAGGCGTCATCCCTTCGCACCTGAACAGCCCTGTCGTTTTGGGTGTGGATACAAATCCGGCGGCGTCGGTTGCGGCGCTGAACAATATCGTCGCGGCGGCCAACACCGTTGGTGGCACGCCGATGACATTTGCCGCCGCTTCGGCGGGCATCACGACAGGTGTGCCGTTCTATCCGTTCAAGGCGAACACCGTCCTCACCGCGCCGATCGCGCTCGACTTCGGCTTCTTGGGCGTCGCGGCCAATGCCGCTGTCGACACGCTGAGCCTCAACGGCACGGCAACGGCGACGGCGTCGAGCCTGTTGTGTGCGTCGAATTTTTACCCTGGCCAGTGGCTGGTCATCCCGAACGCAGGTGCATCGGCAACGACGACGCTGATCACGCAAGTCACGGCGGTTTCTGGGACGAGCATCACGCTGAACCCGGCGCCGGGGCAGACGATCACGGCAGCGGCGTGCGGCTCGTGCAACATCCCGAACGTCAACGGCCCGATCGGACCGACGGGTCTTCCGGCAGTTCCGACTGCGGCGTGGCCTTATCTTGCGGGTGGCGTTGCCGCCATCATGAACCCCAAGGAATGCTTGAGCCGCGGCGTCGGTATTGTTGCTTCGGCTGGCGGTGTGGGTGTTCTGACGATCCAGGGCTACGACATCTACGGCCAATTCCAAAGCCAAGCTCTGACGGCCAACAGTACGACGCCGGTCTATAGCACCAAGACCTGGAAATACATCACGGCCGTCATTCCGACTACGACTGACGGCACGCATACCTACGCGGTTGGTACTTCGGATCTGTTTGGTTTCTCGATTCGCAGTGATCGCTATGAGTACACAGACATCTTTTGGAACGGGGCATTCGTCACCACCCAGGCTACCTTGAGCACGGGCGTTTGGACTGGTGCGGATCTGACAAACCCCGCGACTGCGACTACTGGTGACGTGCGTGGCACGTTCCAGGCCGGCTCGCGTGGTCCGACAGCGTCGGTGACGAGCCCGTCGGCAAACGCTGTTCTGCGTCTGGCGATGTTCGTGACGATCCCGCTCTACAACGTGATCTCAGCGACGCCGGCCAACCCGGCACCGCTGTACGGCAACTTCCCGGTCTAATCCTACCCCTGATCGCGAGCAGGTTATTCTCGCGGCCGAGCCCACGGATCCGGGCCATGAGGACGACGATGAGCAGAGCCCGACACAAAGCCCGCGGCGGCGGTGTGAAAGAACACGCCAAGCCGGAATGGGAAGCTGGTGGCTCCAGCAATGCGGCGAAGGAAGCCGAAGAGAAGTCAGAGGGCGAGCACCTGAAAAAGGGCGGTCGTGCTCACGGCGAAGGCCACAAATCGAAGCACGGCGGCCACAGGCGCGCGCGCGGTGGCGCGACGCAGCGAGCAGATGGCGGCGTTGCCAAACGCGCTCGTGGTGGCGGCATTGGCGAAGACACGCCT